GGTAAACTTCTTCCAGTGTCTAAAACTTCTATATCTTGTATATCTAAAGTTTGTTCCATTATCTTATTAATCCTCCATCTGGTATTTCATCAAGCTTTTCTTGAGTTACAGTTTTTAAGTTAGATAGGAAAAACCCTCTACCAAAAAATGTACCAGTGTTTACAAATTCTCTTTTTTGCATTCCTTGAATTAAATATTTTTTTGAACTACGGGGGTCTTTATTCGTAACTACATCACCTTCAGATATATTTTTTGGTAGTTTTTCTGCAACTTCATCTTGTTGTAATTCTGATATCTTTCTGTCAATAGTAACTTCTAATAAATTTGTTTTGTCATATAATGAAAGTTTTTCGTTTGGTGAAACAATAGATTTAGCTAAATCTAATTGTTCGAGTTTTATATAAGGTTTATATAAATCACTTGTAGTATCGGCTGTTTCTAAACCTAAACCCATTCCTAATGTTTCGTCTGGTATTATATTTTCAAAAGAAAATAAAACATTATTTGCATCTCTAAAATTATTTTCTAAAGATATTTTTAATCTTTCTAAATATTCGTTACGCAACTTGTCTTGAAAGTTTTTATAAAAACCCAACTTGTTTCGTTCTTCTGTTGTATAAGGCATTACTGTGATACCTTAAATGTAAATCCTTCATCAAAGTATTGGTCTAACTCATCAGTAGTTCCACTTCCACTTTGTATTCTATATTCAATTTTGTAATACCGTTCTGGTTGATATCCATTCAAATCTAAATTAAAATAATTACCTGTTGAATCACAACTTAATTTTGAACCAGTTCCATAAGGCACAATCACGTCATTAGTTTCAGCATCAAGAATAGAATAGAATGATGAACTTGGGAAAGCTTTTATTGTTAATCCAGCTGGTGTTGATGAATATGTTTTTTCAGGAAATCTTTCTCGACCAACAACTCTAAATTTAGCTTTAGACTTTTCTTTATATTCAGGTCTTAACCCTTTCATATAAATAACACTATCTTCTAATTCAGTTGAATTTAATGAAGATAATGAACCTATGTTCCAAGAAGAATCATCCCAGACAACTTCTAGTGTTGGTGGATATTTTGTATTGGTATCACTTGAGAAAAATGAAAAGTTACCTAATCTACTTGAACCACCTTCATCTGAATTAGTATCACTATTTCCAACATTACCCTGTCGTTTAATCATAAATCCTTCATTACTTATTGAACCACTATTCCAAGCTTTTACTATATCAGTTACATCTATTCTTACATCTTCTGATTTATGTGTGAACGACTGTGAAGCTTCATATGGTATTCCGCCACCGCCAAGTGTTACTACATCAGAATAAGTACCGTCCGACCCGGTATCTACTGAGATGTCTTTAAGACCTGCAGTATTTACTGATGACGCCGTTAGGTGTAAAGTTGTTGTATCACTAAATGCAGCTGTAATACCAATGTCTGCCGCGTTTATTTGAGTAACTAAATTACTACCAAATACAGCTGTGGTAGAACCAGTTGGAAAATAAAATATTGGTGATGCGTCTGTTGGTGTATTTACAGATGACGTAGCTATAAAATTATACTCAGTTCCAGCTACCGTAATCTGTACTTCATCGTCTGCTGTTGTACCAAATGGTGATACAAAATTTAATGAACCACTTGCTGAATTTTGATACCAAGTACCACCTGAAGAACTTACTTCTGGTGTCCATAAAGTTCCAGCAGATAAACCATCTGTGAATCCCCAACTACAACCCTCAGTAGTAACAGGGTCATCATAACTGTGACCATCACCCATTATCCAAGATCGACTTACAGGGTAAGCATATAAACTTTGTGATGTTGCTAAAGACGTGGGGTGTGCATCAAATAAGTTTAAATAGTATTTAGCAGCTTTACTTCCAGAATCAGGTATTAAACCAGAGGTTATTGAGTTTTGAATATATGTTAAATCAAATTTAATTAATACTCGTGAAGCGTCTACAAAAGCACCAGTATCACTAACATCTTTTCTGACCTCTAAAATTTCATCTAAACCGGAATTTAAACTTGAACTAGCTTCATATAATGTGGTATCTTTGGTTGAAAATATAAAATAATGCATTAACTTACTCCGTTGTGCCTGTACTATCACCGACAATTTTACCTTGTATATCTGTATTAGGATATTTAATTTCAAAAATACTTGGGTCTAATGCAGGATATAATATACCTTCTATTATTCCACCTTTTATATCATATACATTACCAGAGTAACCATCCTTACTTTCAAATTTATTTTTTACTAAAATTGGTAATCGTTCATTTTCTGGTTGATTCACTGGTGGAACAATTGAAGCTACACCATCTACTAATGATAACTGATATGCTATGTCTGATAATATAATTGGTTGACCAATTTGAAATCTATCTACATCAAAAAAGTCTTGTATACTTGAGACACATCTAAGAAGAACATCGTTTTTATTGAATCCAACTTTTGTTAATATTGCAAACTCAATAGCTATATTAATAACATATGCATCTTTAATATTAATAGCATCAGTAACTAATCTATATTGTGATAGATATGTTTTTAAATTATCTTTAGTTGTTTGATTTAAATTTGTAAATTTTTTATCCGAATCAAATCCAAGTGTATACATATTCATAGCTAATGGATTTGGTGTTCTAACTTGTAATGATTTTACTGTTCTACCATCAGTAACATCTTGTGCAGTTACTACTCGGTCTAACTCATCGGTGCCTATATCTTTATTCAACTGGTCATCTTGTACCAAATGAACTTTTGCAACATTACCATATTTTGCAGGAAGTGAATATGCTCTAATAATATAATCTTCCTTTGTTACAGCTCTTTGTTGAGATTGATAATATGCTAATGCACTTTCACGAACTTCTCTAACCGTCTGTCCAGATGAACCACCCCTAGCTGGATTTATGTTAGTAAAGGCTACTGAATCTTTAGTAGTTTGTACCGCTCCAGAATCTAATAAATTATCCTGTATTTGATATGAAATATTTGCTATATTTGTAATATCTTCAGAAACTACATTATCATCTATACCACCACCAAATGCATATTTAAATGTAAGGGTTGTATTAGATGGAGCTAAACCAAATGTTTTTGTTATTAAAAAATTACTTGGGTCAAATGCTTTTGTAAGTTGACTTGGACTACCTGGTAAATTAGAACCAACTGAATCCGGATTTGGAACTATTTCTTCATCAGGATTATTTGATATACCAGCACCAAATCGTATAACCGTTTCGTCATTTTCATTAATAAATGTTGTAAATCTACGAGAAACTTTTTTTAATTTTAATAAGTAAGGAGCAGTATCTCTGTCATCAACAACTTCAGGTGAATTTAATGAGTTGTTTTCAGCGTCTTCAAAAATAGTATCTCTAGCTAAAGAATCAACTTCATACCAACTATTACCATCACTATCTGTACATGATACAATTTCTATTACATCAGCGTTTGATAACTTAATCTCTGAATATTTTTCGGCTGAATTAAAACTAAAAAATTCAGTTGTTATGTTTCCACTTTCTACCTTTACTTGTTTTTTTAATAAATATTTAGTTACTGTTCCACTTTCACTTTCAAATATTGAAGTTTCACGTGGACTAAAAGAACTTGAAAAATTAAAATTTACATCTTCTAAAGTTCTAAATGTTGTACCATTACTAGTAGCTGTAACTGCTGTTCCGGCATTTACCGTAAGAGCATATCTTAAATCTGGATTACCATTCAGAGTTGGAACGGTTTGAAAAACATCTAATACAGATGTAGAAGGTGAAGTGACTTTTGGTTTGTAACCAAATGATTGAGCTATACTATAAATATTTCTTTTCTCTTCAGCATAAACTAAAAGTGATTCTCTAAAAGATGAATCTATATAATAAGAAAGAACATCACCAACATATGCCGCCATCTCAATAAACATCATACCAGGTGATGACTCATTGAAGTCATTATATGTATTTGGAAAATATACTTTAGCAAACTCAATTAAATTATCTCTAAAATCACTAAAGTCTTTATTTAGATAATTAACTTGTTTTACCATATTCTTTTTTATACTTGTGCGTGGCATTTAAAAACTCCGATTATTATACTACAGTAGCCGTATATGATGAATCTAATGTTATTGATTCTGTTGTTTGTGGATTTATGGTGGTAGAAAATTTTATTTCTACAAAAATTTTATTATTATCGCCATCATCCGTAAGTGTGTTTACTTCTTTAATATTAATATAGGGTAACCAAGTTTCAACAGCACGTTTAACTTCGTCTTCTATTTTAATTGGTAAATCATTATCTATTTGTTCAAAAACTAATTCTCTTAACCTACTACCAAACAAAGGTTGTCCTACTCTTTCACCCACGTGGGTTAGTAATAAATTTTTTAAATTATGTCTTGCCTGTTCTAACGAATTTTTAGTCATAGCAAAATCTTGATTATTACCAGCTCTTAATGGAAATGATAGTCCAACGTAGGTATTGGGATTTAAATCGTTTTCTAATGCACTTGCCATTATTTATCCTTGTTAAGTACTTTCATTAAACCAGAGTAGTCTCTTGTTAAAGCATTCGTTACGTGTTCAGGTACTTGGTCAGCTTGAACTCCAGCTTTACTGAAAGAATCTGCAGCCACCATATCACGTTGAACTTCTTCTGGTTTACCATACCCCATAAGTTCAGTCATACGACTAGTATCAAATGTTCCGCCACCCATAGTAGCATATTCATCTTTTTGTGATTTTGATAGTGCCGTAGTTTCATTCAGAATATTATTAATTGCTGAATTTTTAGTAAAATGTTTTTTTACGATTGGTTTTTCCTCTGGAATTGATATTTCAGATACCATAGATTCTAAAGTCGGTGAAGTTTCTTCTTTAATAAATATCTTCTGAACTTCTTTTTGCACCTCTCTACGAACTACTTCTCTTATTATTTTTACAAGGTCTTTCTTGGTCATAGTAACTCCTATACTGTTTTGACTTTATCACTTAGATACGATGAATTATTTATAGCATCTGTAAGTTTTGTATTTTGTTTTTGTAATTCTATATTAGTTTGTGTTAACTCAGCAGATCCTTTTACATCACCAGCGTTTGCTTTTACAACAATTTCAACTGTATTTGTTTTAATTGCTTGTTCGTTTGTAGAAATTGTTCCTTCAAACACTACATCAAGTAATTCTTTTAAATCATTACCCCTAACCACTGGTTGTAAATCATCTGCAATCACACTACCCAATCTAATATCATTCCCTTTAATAAATATACCGTCAGATTTTATTAGTATTTTTTTACCCCCAATTGTCTGTCCATCGAACTTTATATCAGATACACCATCCGATGTTAAGTATATGGAAGAGTGGTCATTGTCAATACTTTCTTTAGTGGGAAGATTTAGATTATCTTTAACATCTGCATTAAGATTAGCTTGTCCAGATCGTATTTTAATTATTGGTGAATTGGTATTATGGTCACAACCAAGTTTTATAGAATTACCAAATCTACCCTCATAAACTATTTCACCTTCACGTACTTCAACTCTTCTAATATCTTTTT